ACCAGCGAAAAGGAGAAGTGTACTCTTTTTCAGCAATTTCTAATGTATGAGATACATGCTCTAATCCGTTAAAGTATAACTCATTCATAAATCCACAATCTTCAATTACATATCGATGATAGTAGCTAAATGCTCCGAGTACATTATTGTAAAGGTCTATTTTTGTACCGTCCGGATACTCTACAGTTTTTCTAATAACTGGATTACCTCGGGCGTCTTTATTGTGATTGCCATGCAATCCGAAGTTAAGATGCTTAATTCCTGTTGCTTTAGATGCATTAATATAGGCTTGAAACACACCAGCATCAATTGTAATATCATCCTCTATGAGAAAAATATGCTCACAGTCTTTTTCATACAGATACCGTAGAGCTTTACTCTTTGATACTCCTACACCTTGATAAGGAGGATCGTTGTTAATGCTATCGAATTCTATCGCGCTTTTTCCATCATTGACAACAATAAATTCATCGTAATTATCTTTAGTGATAATAATTGACTGTAGCGATTCACCAAGCATTGCTGGGCGATCACATGTTATAAGAGCAACACCGATTTTATTTTGTATCATTCTTAATTTCCTTTAGCTCCTTTTTAAGGTTAACTAAATTACCTCCCTGCTGTTCCCAAGGTAGAGACTCATGCTTGTACTTGTACCATCCGGCCATATGCGTGTCAATTACTTGCTTAGCTATCTTTGAGTCGCCTTGAACAATATCAATAAGCCACGGCTGCGCTTTAAATGTTCTTGATGGGTAGTATTTTGTGCCTCCCAATCTAATTGCATAATCCATTGAACATAATGTATCTTGAAATCTTACATCGAGGTATCCAACTGATTCAACTGCTTTTCGAGACAATACCTCTAGAATAACTTTTTGTTCTTCTCCGTGACTTACATTAATTTGAGTATTACCATAATCAATTATATATTTACTTTCAAGATAGCCTGTAAAATATTGAATACCTGTCTCTTCAATTGCGTTGACATATTTTTTTGAAAGATTAATAATCTCATCATATGATAATTGTTTAAGTTCACTTTTTGTATTATACAAAATAAAGTAATCCGCTTTATGAATTCCGTCACTAAATGCAAATTCTGTATGCATAAAGCTTCTAAGAAGTGAGTTTTTGTCAGCTGTTATGTTGATGCTAATGTTTTTAGCAATAATTGGAAGCTCTGTTATGTTTGATGAAATAGTGCCTCTTGAACTAAGATACCCGATTGCAATTTTTTTACTCATGTGATGTTTGACTAAGTTTATATACTTCAATGCATTTATCAAGAATATCTTTCTTGCTTACATCTGCAGTAAGCAAATTAACAAATTCATGAATGGCTGTTTCAATGTCGAAGCTTAGACTTTCAAGATCTTCTGCGTTGACATAATTCTCTTCAAATGTGCTAAACTCTGTTCTCATCTGCAGAGGTTTATATCCTCCGAATTTTGATAAAATCAAATCAACGTTCTGAGGGGATGTTTTTGTATCAACATGAAGACTGATAATATTATTTGATACAAGTTTTTCAATTTCTTCTGGAGTTGACTCAGATAGTTTTGAAACACTAATATTTTTATGTTTTGGTGAAACTGTATTTTCAATAAACTCAACATTAAGAGTGTTTGTATCAATAATTGTAATTCCTTTAACTTGATCGCGATCTCCGAAGTCTAGCTCGTGAGGAGAGCCGAGATATATAATACTCTTTCCGTTCTCATATTTTCTGTGCTCTCTATAGTGAAAGTGACCAGTAATGATCATATCCGCCTTATCAAGTAGTCCGTCAGTCTGTAATCCGTGATCACAAACACGGATTTGATTCATTCTAAAGTTTATAATTTCAAAGTGTCCAATAATAATATCACAGGTCGGAATATCTGTTAATTCCGTTCCCCACGGACAAAATGTAATTTTTTTGCCGTTAATTATCTCTTGATGAAGGCTGTCGTAGATTGTTATATTCTTACCGTTAAGAATTGAGATTGAGTTAATATCAGATGTATTCTTTCTATATGCATCATGATTGCCGCTAATCGCTACAATGTTAAAATCTTCTAGAATTTTAAAGAACCTGTACGCAACGTGAAGAGTATTAACCCCGATTTCATGTCTATTATGAAAAATATCTCCCGCAATTATAAGATCTTTAATTCCTTGGTCGTGGAGCTGATCCTTTAACCAATACGCATAGTTAATAGCAATATCGTGCCATGTCTGGGAATTCTGATGAACTCCGAGATGGATGTCGCTAATAAATGCAACTCTCGGACCTGTAATTTTACTCATCTCTATAAACCGTTGAAAGCTCCTCATTGTAGTGATCGCTTCCGTCGTCTTCTGCGTGAGTGTTTTTCTGATGCGGAATTTGGCCGCTTTCAGTTAAGAGTTCGTATACTTCTTCTTGGTATCTGTGAATTGTGTCGTGCTCTTTCTTCTCTTTCTTAATTCTATTTTGAAAAGCACGATAAGCAACTTTTGTAAAATATGAGAATGGATTAAAGCCTAGATCACATTTAAATCTATGTCTTGTAAGCGCAGTCATCATTTTAATAATTGCATCTCCAATCATTTCCTCCTTGTAGGAATTTCCTGTCGTGTATATTGCGCTACCTCTTCTACACACCCATGTACCGTATTCTGTTTCTGGACACCACACAGTTCCGGAATAATGCACCGTTGGATTAGATTTATTATCCTCTTCAGGACCAGGGCTGCCTCCATGAAAATCAATACACTCTCCGAGACAGTGTGTTTTTTGTGTATTGTAAATATTAACAACATAGTAATTATTACTACTAAGCTCTGACACATTTTGCACAAGTTCTGTTGATGTTGTTAATCCAGCAAGTGTGCATAGCATTAAAAAACTATCAACAAGATCTTTATCTTCATTGTTGTATGACCATGATGTATTTTGTTCATCACTCTTTGCCATTGTATGAATGAGTTTAATTCTCTGTGATTGTGTCAACGATAATACAAATTCGTGCGTTAACATTACTCTACATGGTGCAAGATCAGCAACAAATTCATCACTGTGTACTGCAGTATTATCTTCAACTGGAAGACCGTTTAATACAACATAATCTGTACATTTAATATTCTCAACTGTCTTCAGTCCGTCTTCTGATGTAACAAACTTATGACCTGGCGTCACAAGCGCATCTAATCCTTCACATTTAAGATGATGCATTAATCCTTCATAAGGAGCGCGATAAATTCCTTTCACTTTGCTCCACGCCAATGCTCTTGTTTGAATATTATATGAAAGAATTATGTCACCTTCATTAATTTCGTTATGCTTGAGCCACCCTCTCATAGTGAGTGCCTCTGTTTGCTCATCGACACAATAGTTGATGAAGTTCTGAGCATAACCAAGTCTTGTTCCTATCTTTTGAATCATATCAGCAAGTTCTGAATATAGCTCTCCGGTTACATAGTAGCTCTTAATAAGTCTCTCCATTTCAATTGGGTCAACGTAGTTAGGCTTTAGTTCTTCCTTTGTTCGACGCACTCTTTTTTTACGTGCGTATAACTGCTTATCACTTAGAATTTCATCTAAGCTTGAATTAATATCATCGACATCTCTTTGTTTTGTTTTTGTTATCATGTGTTTAAGGGTTCGGTTATCTCTTTAATAGTGTAGTTAATACTCTCTCTCTTATAAATTTCAATGCGCTGCTCAACGTGAACTCTTCCGTATCGAAGATTATCTGCAAGATCGATAATTACTGCGCGCTCTTTTGATGCATGCAATCTGAGACTTCTTCCAATTGTTTGAATAAGTTTAATTCTTGCTTTGCCGATTGAGGCAAAAATAATATAGTGGAGGTTTTTAATATTAATACCAGTAGAGAATATCTTTGATATTGCGATACACACAACATTATTATCTTCTTCCATTATCTTTCTAACATTTTCGCGAGCGTCAATTTCAACTTCTCCACAGATCCAATGTATCTGTTTATCTGTATTTTTCTTTAAGATCTCTAATAGATGTTCACCGTGGGCTAATCTATCAACCATAATAAGAACATTCTTATCCATCTTATTAACGAGCTTACAAATAGTCTCATTTCGGAATTTGTTTGTTTGCAGGAATTGTAATTCTTCTTCATACGCCGCCGTTGGTTCAGATGCTGAAGGCTTTTTAAACCTTGGCAGGTTTGAATATACTAGCTTTATAATTGCGATAACTACATCACTAATATAACCCTCATCTCTGAGTTCCTTTGACGTCTTATTAATTATGACGCTTCCGAAGTGACCAATGATATTCCATCGATCTGTCTTATTGTCAGGAAGTGTTCCTGTCATTCCGTATTTATATACTGCAGGAATTGTGTTAATTACTTTATTAACTTTGTTCTTACTAAGAACTTTGTGACAGTTACTTACTAAAATATTATTAGCAAAGTAATTATTATTACCTTCAACCTCTAAATTAAAGACATCTTCATTATTTCTGTTAACTCTACCAATACACTTTACTTTCATTTTAAAAATTGTTTTGAGGTATGTATCATAATATTTTTTGATATCGATTTGATGCATATTTTTAAGATGTCTTCCGAGATATTTTTGTTTTTTTGAACAAATTGCACAGCTGTGCTCTAATATACGTTTTTGCATACTGGTATCTATACCAGAGGCTCGTAAAGTTCGAGTCTGCAATGTACACATCATCTGTTTCTCGCACTTTATCTGCTCTAATATATCCTCTCTGAGTGTATACCTTATGATTCGGTGTGAGATGTATTATAGAGTTGTCTTCAAGTTTAATTTCTATAAAATAACTGCAGCTATTGCTTTTTTGTAAATTCTTCCATGTATTTAACACCTTCTTATATTCTATTTTTTTACTTGTAGTGTTATAAGATTTAACCATATCTCCTATTTTAATATCCTGTATGGGCTTTATTTTTCCGTTTTTGAGACAAATTAGTGTATTTCTTCTTATACATTCGTCAACTATGAGCAATTTAACCTTTTTTAAAATTGTTAGATCCTGTTTTTTTGACATTAGAATCTGAATATTAGCAATAATAATTTGAGCGTCTGAAATTGATTCTTCAGTGCCGGACCATTTTGTGACGTCAGCTGGTGTGAGGCCGTAGTCTAAGAAGTCACCGTACGTCTGTCTTACAAGGCCAGTATCAGGCACAATAATTAAAATTTTATCTCTTTTATGTAAATTTCTTTGAATCGATTTACAGAGTGTTGCTGCAACAAATGTTTTTCCTGCAGAGGTAGCTAATTCAAATACGCCTTGTCCTTTTTCAAGAGCAGTCTCAACAGCTTCCTGTTGATAGTCTCTAGGTAGAAATTTTGCTGGAAGTTTATATGCGTCTTTTTTGAGTGCAGGCTTAATAAAGGCACTCTTGAATAAATCAGTTACACTTATATCGAGAGCACTCTCAAGTGTATTGAGATGGCCTACAATCTCTTCAAATAGATTAACATTAAATCTTCCTTGAGGGGTAACGGAATATACTCTCGTTGCTGGGCGATATCCAACTGCAAAGCGTCTTTTAAAGAAGTTATTTTTATCCTCTACAGAGAAATACTCTCTAATGTTTGGAAGATAATCAGAAATAATAATTCCCTTCTTCCTTGATTGATCATAATCGAAAACTACCTTTATCATTTATGTAATATCCGATTATATATGTGAGTTCTAAAAGTTCAACTTGTAGTTTCATTACTATTAACTTGTCTCTAATTTGATAATCTCTGTGAGATTCTTAATGTCAAACCCCATCGATCTGAAGTTAGCTTCAATCTTTGTTAGATAATCAATAAGCAACTCTTGTTCTGCAATCTGCTCGTCAATTTTTATCATAATTGGATGTGTTCCAATAACTGAGTCAGATGTCCTTTGATTAATGCCGACCGGAATATCTTCAATCATCTTTTGAGCAATCTTAGGGCGAGCTTGTGTTTTAATTGATTGAAGCTTCCTAAGCTCCCTTTTATGAAACATAAGTCTACCAACCCAATAATGTCTGTGGGCAGGAAGATTCAGTTGAACCTCTTTCATATTAAATTCTGAAAGGGTTACAACCTCTTTAATCTGTTCGTGATATTTTTCAAGTAGAGAGATATCTCCTTCGTCACTCATAAGTAATAAATAGTGTAGTATAGTTTTATTAAAAGACAACTGTTATGTATAAATTTAAAAAAATAATTGAGGATGTTCTAAATGAGGACGTCGTTGCAGGTGGATCTGGAAGTGCATTCGGGTCTGGCACTACATCAACTGAGACTGCATTCAGCGGTGATAATTACGCTAAGGGCGATGCACGGACCCCTAAGGCTCTCGGGGGTAAAGTGATTCGCCGTAATACACCTACAAACTCGACCTTTAAGGGTTGTCCTAAGGGGAAGAAGAAAAAGAAGAAGAAGAAGTAATGGATACTGGGCACTGGCTACTTAAGGAGAGTGTTGATCTGACTGATTCATATGGATTCATATATCTTATAACTAACAATGTTACGAAGAGAATGTATGTTGGAAAGAAGCAGTGTATATCAAACTTTAAGAGAAAGCCTTTAAAGGGAAGAAAGAATAAAAGAAAGGACACAAGGGAATCGGATTGGAAGTCCTATACTGGATCTTCAAGTGATCTAAACGCTGATATTGAGAAGATCGGTAAGGACAATTTTACGTTCGAGATTTTACAGACTTGTACATCAAAATGGGAGTTGTCCTACTACGAGCTTGTCGAACAGTTGGCAAGGAATGTTCTCTTCGATGACACATACTATAATGGCTTTGTTGGTCCAAAGCTCGGAAAAGCACCTAAAAATGCACGTGATAAAAGTATTTCCAAAAAGTTAGTTGCCATATCAGGTCGGTGGGCATAAGTGTAGAAAAGGTGCAGCCGGCAAAGAACAGGTTTTATCCGAAGAACTTTGAGAGAGTTTTTATGACAGTCTTTGAT